TAAGCGGAGTTTAAGCCTATAATGCGATTTTTTTAGATCGTCGGATTTCCTGGGCGGTGCGGCGCGTAAGTTAGATGTTTGCGTATAAGTTAGCATATGCAGATTAAATTTATGTATCTGTCACCAAACGCCACCAATGCGTTTTTAGAGCCGTGCTTATATGTTGCCTATCCGGATAAAACGTTTTACCGCTTCATAGCGTTATCATACTGGGGTTAGCAACGCCGTTTGCCAATCTGACATAGCCGCCTATGCTGCGTGCTTATAGCGGATTTACCGGTGCAAATATGCGAAGCAGAGCCGTGTTTCAAAGCCGTTAGGCTTGCTTAAATTTACATATGACAGCGGAAGATTTATCGGCATATATGATGCTACGCTACCGACGGATTTACCTGCTATCGCAGCACCGCTAGAAAAACACCCTCCACCTTTGCGCTAGATTTAAACTTGGGGGGTAAATGTTGCATTTTGCGATTGGGGTATGCCGGTAAAAAGGCGCTCATTGCGCCTCCCCCAAATACTTAACATCTATAATCACGTCATCCCTTAAATACGTAACCTTCACCACATCCCCGTTCATTAACCCCTTTGCATAGTTGCCGTCAAGGAAAACGCCTGAATTACCGCCATCTGTTAAACTATCACCTTCAACCGCTTTATAATCCTGATGTGAAATAACATAAGTATCGCTGTACGGCAGTGAATAACCGTTTCCAAAATAAAACATTCCTAATAATAATATATTTGTTAGCATAGTAACCAACCCCTTTCATAACTACAATATAAATGAAATTTTTAGAGCGTGTTAAAAATAATGCAAAATATTCGGGGATTGCATTTAGCGTTTACCCGCCCCAAGCGTCAAAAATAAGCCTGAAATATGGCGCCAGATATTACGTTATCTACACGGAAAAGGGGCAAATGGGCAAGTTAGCCGTTTGCGGTGTCAAATAATATTGACCGGTGCATAAAAATGGCGTTCTAGCACAAAGTGTATCCGCCACTATGCAGCAAAAAGGCGTATCTATTACGCCTGTTTTAACATTTCATCAATTGCATCGTATTTTGACGTTGGTAGGCTACCGGTGATATAAAGCAATCTATTTTTGTCAAAATGCCACTGCGCAAGCAATAAACCAATCTCCTGCCACTTTTCATTTTTGTAAACACGGTATCTACCTTTTGTTGTAAAGCCGTAAACACTGTATCCATACCAAGCAGGTTTTACTTCATCATTTTCAATCCTAAAACTAAATTCAAAATAACTATATGTACCCAAATCGTAACCTACTGGCTTAAAATGCACCGAAAACACTGTTCTACCACGTGTCACAAACACGTGTTTCTCCTCAACTTCAAATTTATAATCTCTAATTACTAAATTACTCATAGTTAACCAACCCCTTTCATAGCTACAATATAGCACCAAAATATAAAAATTGTAGAATTACTTTGTCATCGCGGAAATTTGTTTTGCACGCAAAAAAGGCGTATCCAACCTACGCCCTTTTGAATATAGCACGCAGTATACTGATAATGACAGATAACGCAAGGTATCCTATAAGCACATAAAACAGTAAAACCGCCCCAACACTCCAAAATATAACAATTAAAAACAATCCTAATAGCAATAATAACATACCGCCACCCCCTTTAAGCGCAATATAAATATGGGGGCGGATTTGTCAAGCGGTTTCTGAAAAATGTTCGTACGGTAGATACAAATACGGGTGATCGGTGTTTGGCGTGTGTTTACGGTTGAAGGTGTGAAATAAAAAGGCGGAGCGCATGCGTTGGTATCTCGGTGCAGCCGGAGTCGCCCGCCCCAAGCAAAAAGGCGCACATTAGCGCCTAAAATAAGAAATGTAATCGAACTTTTGAGTGTTTCATCAGTTGCGCCACAATATAGCGTATCTCATCACAGCATAAGTATTCATTAGGTAAATACTCCGGTTCATCAAAAGGTATATGAATACTAATCGCGTCAAACACATCCCCCATAGGCTGCCACCCGCTATCTGAATAAAAACAAAATGCCGTTGTAAAAATCTCATATTTACCTTTTAATTTATAAATAATATTTATATCTTGTTTACCGTTGCCGCTATAACTATCCCAAGTTTCAAACTCAATAATGTCATCTAATTCATAAAATTTCATCTTAATTTTACCCGCTTTTTTCATCTCACTTATCAATCTTCTTTGCCAATGAAATGTGGTGCGGTATGGTGAAAATCCTTTAAACCCAAAACTGCGCAATAAATCTAAAACTTTATCTTCACTCATATTAAATATATCTTTTTGCGTATATTCCACGTAAGCCACCCCCTTTGTTATAGTATAATACAGCGTGTTAGATTGTGTTAAAACCCGTTTAAAATATTCGTAGATTTAGAATGATACCAGTAGATTTATAGAAGATACAGAGTAAAATTTTAAAATCTAAACGGCAGTTTTTAAAGATTTACTTTTTACATCGGGAGTTTTTAGGTATTATCCGAATTTTTTAGATCGTCGGAAATCCTGGGCGCTGCGCGGCGTGTATATGAAAAAAAAGCGCATCGCTGCGCTACTTACTGAAAATGACCGTATCCACTATGTTTTGAAGGCACTTCATCAACGCTTCATCTTCGTATAGGCGTTGTTTTAAATTTATCTGCTCACCTTCATCCATATCATACTCTAAAACGGTAAAACATTGAAATTCACCGTAAAGGTACTCCGCTTTGTAATCATATCCGTCAAGGTTAAAATACACTGAAATTTGATCTTGAACCATAAATACCATCTTTAATACCACAACATCAACCCCTTTCATATTTATATAATACAGCAAAAATATAGATTATGATGAAAAATATAAATTAAGTTCGAAGATTGCACGCTGCTAAAAAATACCCTCCGGTCATCCGAAGGGTTCAAACTTGGGGGTCATCCGAAAAATTCAATTACCGGTCCGCTACCAAGCTCAACTACATCCCAATTATTGACTAAATCACAGCCCAATTCTTCAAAATTCATATAGCCTTCAACTAAATCAAACGTGTTAGTATCCATCTGGTCACGTACATATTCACGGGCAAGCGTGTATGCATCTTCCCAAATTCTATAATCATTGTTAGCAGCATATTCTAAAAACTTATCAGCTAATTTATCTTCTCCATAATATTCCCTTGCGCCCTCAATTAAAATATATGTATCTATTAATTTAAAGTTTTTTAGAATTTTATCTGTAATACCGTTATCATTCATTAAAATCGGTAAACGCACTTTTTGATAAACCTTTTCATCTACATGCTTAATCTCTTCAAGTAACTCTTCCACTGTAAAATTTTTCATAGTATCAACCCCTTTCATGCCTTTAGTATATAGTAATATTTTGGACTGTGTTTGAAATAATATATAAAATTCGGAGAATGAAAAACGCCCTAATGGGCGTGTTATTTTTCCTTTGTATTCTCTTTTAATGCCTGCTCATACTCTTTCATTGAAACTATTACACCTCTAATGGCAAATATCAGCATAATACCTAAAACAATCTGAAGTATCACATATATCATTTTTTATCACCATCTTTTATATCTTTTATAAGCACAATAAGCATTAAAATAATACCTAAAGTTGGTATTGCCATATCTATAAATTCATTACCGGTTCTAATCATCATCTGGTTTCACCTGCCTTATCAATCGCTTTTTTGAGTTCATCTAATAATTTTATTTGATCTTCAAGCATTTTTACTAACTTACTTGTCATTTACCTCATCCCCTTTCGCCTCAACTTGGCATCTACAAAATACGCACGCCTTAAACTGTTTCACAAACGTTCCAGTGACCGGTTTACCATCTTTAACTAACACGTTGCCACTTGCGTCTTTCTTATTGTAATCAATAACGGCATGTAGGCGTATCGCCTTTTCGCCCTTTTTCACCTTAAAACCTTCATCCGCCCATTTTTTATATGTTTTAATATCTACGTGGTTTTCACACTCACAACCGTGTTCAGCACGGTATAAATCTAGTAATTCATCATTTGTTAATGTTTCGTTATTATTCATAGTTTACTCAACCCCTTTCATAGCCTTATAATACCAGCACGCTTTAGACTGTGTTAATATTGGTGTAAAAAGTTCGGGGAAGTAAAAAGGCGCTTTTGCGCCTAAAATAACAAATTTAATCTATACTTTTTAAAATCACCGGTTAAATAATCGCAAACCTTGCGCTTTAACTGCGCAACTATGTAATTCTCTTCCATTGGCGTAAAGTCATCAGCTTTTTTGAAGTAATCGGCAAAGCCAAAATCATCTATTTTAGCAATAACGCCAAGCATATCATCCACAGCGGTAAACTCAGTTTCAGTATCTGCGTACATTTCAAGCTGTGTTGTTAACATCTGGTTTATACCTTTAAGTTTATAATTCACATCAATGTACACTCTACAAAATTCATCTTCAACATCAAAATCAACGTTTAAAATCTCAATTACTTCATATTTTTTCATAGTTTTCACCTACCTTTTGATAAATATAACATATATTTTTGGATAAAATTTATATTTTTATATAAAATTCGCAAAATAAAAAGGGGCAACCGCCCCAAATCTTAAACCTCACCATCTGTTAACTCTATAACGTCAATACTGTGAAATTTATTGCACTCTTTAATAAGTAAATTAATATGTTTTTTCGTAGTCTTTGAATAATACTTTTCCGTAACACGTAATGTCTTACCTTTTAATCTAGCAATAACAGTCGTATAATTAACAAGCGCTGTACTATGTACGTCATCTTTAATATATAATCGCCCACCGCTCGCCTTGCCGCTCTTTTCACCTGCTAAAAAATCTATAATCAATTCATTGGTTGTCATCTCAAACCCACCTACCTTTCATATACTAATATTACCACGCAAAAATAGATTTGGTTTAAAATAAAATACAAAATTCGCAGATGTAAAACGTTTATTTTTATGTTTTTACGTAAAAACATAAATACCGGTAAAATAAAAAGGCGTATTTGACCGGATTGTTTCCGTAACACTGTTATAATACAGCAAAAAGGCGCTGCTATGCGCCTCTAATGCTTGTTAATCAGTCAAATCGCTAATTTTAGCGGGTGTAAAGTGAAGGTCACGCTCTATAATGTAAAAACCTTTTTCAGCGTTTATTTCTTCAAACTCATCTAGGCTAAAATAACCCCATTCGCTAAAGTGCGGTTCTGCGTGGTTTTCAACGTAACCAAAAAATAAACGGCTATCAGAATCGTATTCAACGCCGTACCACGTCATAGGCATCCAGCAGCTGAAAAACTTAACCTGCGCAATCTTTTCCTTGCCTTTCAAATCGCCGGTTGAATAAAACTTTGGCAATCTTTTTTCAATATCTTTCGTTAATAGTTTCATAGTTATTCACCATCCTTTATGTAGTGTAAAAAGTAATGCTTATCACCGTCTGCTTTTACAAAAAACCCTTTTTCATCCCACTGTATTTTTAACCATCTTGACTTCATATTTTTATTGCTCTGTACTAGTACAAGGCGCTCATTTTTTGAATCGAAACCGCAAATATGTAAGTTGCGTTCACCTTTTGAATCTAGCGTTGCCCATCCCATAACATTTTTATTGATATTCATAAACATCAACCCCTTTCATACTTTTAGTATAAATGATATTTTTGGACTAGGTTAAAACTTATATATAAAGTTCGCAAAACAAAAATAACGCCCAACCGGGCGCTATCCTTATTCAGCTTTTTCAAATAAATCCTTGTTTTCATTTATATACTTAACAGCCATCTGAATTACAAAGTTAGGTATTTCTTTTTTATCCTTGTCACTGAAAATCGGTAAACCGGTTTCATCAATGACATCCGTTGTGTACACGCAACTAACACGTTCTTTTTTGTGGTTTGTTTTACGCTCATCTACGCCTAGTGAAATAATACCGTTGCTTTTAATCACGAACAATCTCCAGCGCTCACTTGGTAACTTTTGTTTATCTGTTAATGCTACCTCATTGATACGGTCTGGTTTTGTACCTAAATCGGCAACCTTTTCACGTGCGCTTGGGTCTGTAATTGAACTTGGGTCCGTAATAAACTCATGCGGTACAGGTCCTTTTTTCACTTTTACTTTCTTTTCTTTTGGTTCTTTCTTTTCAACTTTTACCTTTTTCTCTTTTTTTGCTTTTGGTTCCTTTTTTGCTTTTACTGGCTTTTCAGTTTTTGTTTCTTCAACTGCAACTTCAGCTACCGCCTCTTCTTTTGGTTGATCTATAATCATTGCGTCATTACCAAAATCTGAAAATACATCATTTATCATTTCATTTACACTTACTGCCTCTACTAATTCATTTACATCTTGTTGTTTTTTATTTACTTTTTTACTCACTATAATCGCCCCCTTTTAAATTTAAAATATGAGTAATGTTTTTATATCATCCGTAGCTTATATTCACACATCGTCATTCATTTGCTTACACTTTAATTATAGCAGGTTATGCGGAACGTGCAACAAAATTTGGTAAAAAGCTCGGAACTTTATGGTAAAATGGGGCTAGATATAAATATACCTAATCGGCTATTTTAATTTTACAGGTTGAATAATTGCAAACCGGCATTTTAAATCTGGTAACTTTAGCTCTAGTAATATATAAAAGTTCGCCGGAGCAGTTGCGGTGTCTACAAATGACGCTATACTGTAATAGTACCGGCAGGTGAGGGCGGTGCAAAACGGATTAAAGGCGGTTGCGGATACCGTTATTTGTCATTCGGTAAAAATGGCGTAGAACGGATTAAATTGGAAAAGGGCGCAGAATATGCGTGGGGCGGATTGAGAAAGATTTTAGTTCGAAAACGCAAAAGTTTGCGAACGAGTGGGGAAGTAAGTTGGGGCTGCCTACATTATCCGGCTTTTTTAGATCGTCGGAATTCCTAGGCTGCGCGGGTGATGAATGAAAAGTAAGTCGTATAAACAAAAAAGTGCCGGCATACATGCGCTTTTAGGAAGGTGCTAACCGTATAATGAATATCGGCAACACACAAACGCAAATATACCGGCATAAAAATAGTTGCTCTACAATACACTAATGCTTGGGGGCGTTAAGTGTATCTATGTAAAGCATACACAACCTACACACAAAAATCAAATCAAGGGGTTCTATGACACGTTTATCGCGGTCATATTGAGGTGTAATCGTTTTGTCAACATAAACTACTATAACACAATTTAAATCGTAAATCAAGCCCGTCTCATGCGTGTAGTGAGGCGTTAGGTTATCGTAAACGCATTCAGCTGCAAAAATACCCTCCACCCCTCGCGAAAAATGAGGGCTTGGGGGTATCGGTAAAAGTTCTTGACAAAAAATAACAATTGATGTTATAATATTTAGGGGTTCATACAAAGGCAAAGTGTGTGGTGATAAAATGGAAATAGTTCTGTTAGTAACTGTACTCACAATAGTAGCAGTCGGCATAATAACTCTTTCACTATGGGCGTTTCTATACCTTTACTATGCGCTATTCGGTGACATCATTCAACACCATATAAAAGTAACGAAAGGTAGAAAAAGAATTTTTAAATAGGTTTTCTGAAAACAAATATACCTTCAGCTTTACGTTTTTCTTCGCCCTTATTGTCACGGTGACCAGCGCCACGTCTGCGTGTAATCACCATTTCAATATCGTTAAAGTGTTCGAAGCCTTCCTCTTGACTGATCCTAATCCATTCATCAACGTATTCAACACGCTGTGAGCCGTTTTTAAAATCGGCAATATTCACCGCATAATAAGCGCCCGGTTTTAATACCCTATAAAGCATCTTCACTGTTTCACGTACATAGCCGTCAAACCATTCTACTAATTCCGGGTATTTATGATAACACTGCGTATCTTCAGTCGTATATTGCTCCAAATTAAAATAAGGCGGTGATGAAAAAGCAAAATCAACACTATCAGGTTCGCCCACATACTCTTCACTTCCCATACAATGCAGTTCAAAGCTATCATTCCTGCCGGTAACGTTTTCAATATGTTTACCTAACACACGTGTCCGCTCACTTGTTTCGGTATTAGGGTCAATCCCAATATAATGATAGTTATACTTGCTGCTGGTTAAAGCGCCTAGTAATCTGCCACCAAAGCCGTGTGCAAAATCTAGTATCACGCCGTCTTTCGGGCAAAAGTGCTCGTACAACGCCTGTGCTCTAAGGGGCATAAAGTTAAGCGCTGCTGTACCTGTCATCCGCAGCCCGCCTAATAAAGCGCTCGGTTTGCAGTTATCATCGTAATTAAGCACAAAACGTATCGCCTTCATCAGCTGTTTATCGTCATAAAAACGGTCATACATACTGCCCCTATCACTAATGATATCTACTTTCATAAGGTTTGGGTAAAGGTAACGGCATAAATTTAATCCTTGTATATGTTTCATAGCAAGTACATTACTACCATCATATTCTACTTGTTTTTTAATTAGCTTTTTGATTTCAGTATCAATACCATCTTGGTTAAAGTAATGTATAGGAAATATATTTTCGCCTCTATAAATGGCAAATACTTTACGTTCAAGTTTACGCTTCTGTTTTGGCGTCATACTTTTATAAAGTTTTCTATCCCATTTTTCAAGTTTATGAAAATACTTTTCATAACCGGTAATCTTCTTTTCATCAGTTTCATTTTCAAAGTTCCAGCCGTTAGGTAAAATAGGCTTATCCATTATTTTCCCTCCAGTTTAAATATCAAGTGAAAAAAGTCAGGCAAATCAATATCGCCTTCCAAGTATTGCAATAACGCCACACGCCGCTTTTCAGTAAACTCCAAGTTTAATAGTTTAAAAGCAACATCAGCCAATTCCTCAATTTCATCTGACAAAAAGTAAACGCTATCAGCGTCAATAGCATCGCAAAGCGCAAGTACACGTTCAAAAATCGCTTTTACCAACACAAATAAGTCTTTCACAGCACCGTAATTTCGTTTTTCTTCAAAGTTATATATTTCAGCCATTATTTGACACCTCATTTTAGGAAATAAAAAAAGGAAGCCACTTGGGCTTCCGGTTAGGGGGATTCTATATTGTAGCTCGAATATGAGTCTCGTTTTCAGGGTAGTAATGGCTTTTTACCGCTCCATTTTCCTTTTTTCTTTTTATCTTTCCAGCTTGTAGTGATCCCGTTTTCATCACGCCACTGTTTTTGGCGTTCCATTTTACCTTGCAAATATTCAATACGTTTATCCATACGTTTTTTGTGTATCGCTTTTAGTACAAATGGGTTTACTTTATCTTCTTTCGGCTCATCATCCGGTTGAAGCCAACCGGTTTTCATAAATTCATCCGCCTGCGCCTTTAATGCACGCTTTTCATCCGTCCACTTAAAGCAAAGTATGTTTTTTAAGTCAGCATGCTTCTGCAATACTTTCGTAACCTTTTGGCGTAAGTCAATCGGTATGTCATTACCCGCAACCATTGCGTTTTTATCGCTCCAGCTATCAACCATATAATCAATGAAGCGTATGTATTCAAGCGTTCTATAATCGCTAAACTCAACTTCAAACAAAAATGGCGGCAATTCATCATCCAGCTTGTACATAAAGTTAACGGTTGTTCTTCCGTTGACAAACCAAACATTCGTAATTTTTTCAATTCGCGTATATGTAAATTTTAAATCGCTAAACTCAATTGTGTTCATACGTACACCCCCCCTTTATACCAGTATAAACCAACTCCCTATTAGTTGTTAAATTATTAAAATATGTTCCAACACAAAAAGGGCACAGTACACCTTTGTACCTACCCCTAAAAATTATAACACACTATGGTAAAACTTGTCAAGTACATTCTACAACAAATTCTATAAACCAGTCACTAGGTTTTCCATAATCTTGTTAACCTAAAATCTATGTTTCACGCTACTACTAATAAATGAATATACTAAGTAATGATATTTAGTAAGTAATAAATGTACTAAAAAAGATTGCGCTTTGAATTAAAAACCAATTCAAAAGCGCGGTAAAAGTTCTATCGTTTATTATACCGCATATAATATAGCGTAATGGTATTATTTTTGCTGAATGACGATAGTAATAAAGAATGAGTGATACCGCCTCGCACAAAACCTGTATTCTAGTAAAAAAGCAACCCGCAACGGGTCGCCTTATTAAACTTCAATTTTATCTTCAACGCCGGCACTATCAAGCCAGCTCATAAACTCTGCGTGATTAAACAGTATTTTGCTTAAACGCTCTTTTAATTCATATCTTTTTTGACAATTGACAGTTGCCGTGTAATCCAAATGATAACTTGTTCCGCAAACACAATAGTATTCATAGTTATCAGGTCCATAGTTTAGCCTTAACGCTTCCCATACGCCCTCAGTCTTCATCATTTCAAGGCGCAAGGGGTAACTGTAGTCTTCTAATTCAAACGTCACCAGCACGTGTTCTACGCTGTCTGAAATGCCTGTATAAACTGCATTAAATGTCCCGTCAAATAGTTTCATATTATTCGTCCTCCTGAACGTCATTTGCTATTTCGTGTAAATATGCCAATTTGTAATTCATTTCATCCCTGTCCATTTGCATTTTATCAAACCAAAAATCTTCAAACGTTAATTTTTTAAAATCATCTGACGCGCTTTCAACCCAGTTAAGCCGCTCACTTGCTTTCATCGGCTTTGTACCTATTTGCTTTAATTTGATATGGTATTCAGCATCCGTGTATTCTGTTTTGCTTGGTTGATAATCAACTTTTGTTTGATCGTCCTTTGACAAATTCAATTTACGTTTTTTGACATCCTCAATATTGACTACTTTGTTTTTCATCTTTTAATAACCCCCGTGTTTTTTGTTTTTGTTTGCCTTACATAAAAAGTATAACAGCAATTTTCATTTTTTGTTAAAACTTGCCTAACAAAGTTCCACAACAAAAAAGGCGCAACCCTATTGAGTCGCACCTTTCATGTATTCAATATAATCCATAAAGTAATCCCATATTGCTTCAAGTGTTGGGAAAGTGAAATACTCACTTCTTTTTGCGTAAGTGATAGTCATGTGAATTCCAAGTTCACGGTTTAAGTTTTCAAAACAATCGAAAAGCACATATGCTAACCGGTTTCTGTTTTCAGGGTTGTTTTGCGGGAAAATCAAGTTTGTTTTTATTTCCGGGTAAATCAAATCGCTACTATTAATTCTATATTTTTGTTTTGTTTCAGCCGGTAAGTGGTGATAAGTTGCCTCCTTCACATACCCCCAAACGTAGTGTTCTAGTTTTCTACTCATTGTAATGACCTCCAGTAGTATTATAGTAATGTAATGTCCTTCTTATACCAATTTAACGAAATAAATCGAAATTTGTGCACAATAAAAGCGCCACAAGGCGCTTAACGTGAACGTTTTTTATCCGTTAAAATAATTTCAGCCCATCGCACTTTCAGCTCATCACTATTATCCTTCGCATAATCCACCAAGTCAAGTTTATTTTGCAATCTATAAAATTCATTTTTGCCGTTTTGTCCAAGTTGGCTCATTACAATCGTACAAAGCAATATGTATGTCGTAAAGTTAATTTTTATTTTTAATTGCTTTTCAATTTCCTTAATATTTTGGTTAATGATGTAATCAAGTGTATCCGGTATTTTTATATTTTTGCCTTTACCACTTGCATTTCTTATATCAATACACTCCAAAGCCTCAAAAAACTTTTTAGCCATTACCTCTTCAATTGTATCTTTTGTTTGTTTTTTCACAATATACACCTCCCTTATTTATATACACTTCTTATAAAAATGTACATTTTTTATATTTAAATACATTTTAACACGGACTGTACATTTGTGTGAAAAATATATAAAAAACCTGCGAAGTTTCACGCATCGCAGGCATTGAAAGGGTATTACTTAAAGCGCATTTGACCACCGGTATTTCCGGCTTTGCTACTAGCGCGGTGAATTTACTATGTACATAAAGTATAACACCACAAAATAGTCCTGCAAGTGTTTTGTACTAAAAAGTTCTTGGTACTGTAAAAACTAATAATTTTCACGCGGTAACTTCAAAAAATTATGCGTCATCCCACATGTCTCAACGGTTTGCGCTGCTTTTAAATTTATTAACTTTAGCTTGGGGCGCTTTTTGCCCCAAGCAACCACCAAAATTTTATCCAAATAATATATGAGTATAACAACCTGCCTGACAACCAGCCCGTCAAACTCTATGCCAGTATAATATTTTGATTTAAATTCCCCTACCTACATAAAAAAAGGTTTGACATCCTACAAAATATATTATAATTATGTAAAGGGGGTGCATTAAGTTATGATTCTTACAAATTATACTTTACATCAAAATCATCATTACCTTCCTGACAATATCACAAAATTAAAAATTATTACAAAACAAAATAATTACATATATACGTTTCACAAATTTATCAAAAGCATATTACCGTCTAGTAAGTACAACCTACCGCATATGCTTGACGGTATAATCGTTGAAATGACGTCAAATCATCGCGAGCAGCCGTTAACTTTTGCTATTATACGCACAACATACGGCATATATTCCGGTAACATCACACGCAACCATACATTACCCACACCGTTTATCGTAAGTTATTACGCGTATATGAATATCGATTACCAAACGCCTGAAAACGCTATGAAAAATGAACTTGAACAGTATTTGATCGCCAATTATGACGGGGTTGAACGCCCTATCGTTGATGATAGGCTGCGCCTGTTTAACGGTAAAACGTTTAAAGTAAAGGTATTTAAAGAGTTTATGAATTGGTATGAATACTTTAAAGGTGAAAAATACAGCTATCAAACCGTTTATATCAGACCTGACTTCCGCATACATCATAAAGGTAAAACATTTTTACTTGAACTCGAATGTACAAATCATAATGAAGGTGATTTTTACTGGAAACTACTTCGCTTGCACGCACTTGACAAAAAAATAGTTTTCATCTTTAATGATGATACATATGACTATCACATCGAACTTATAGCAAATTTTGAACGGTTAACCGGAAGGCGTTTTCGTTACTTATCATATTGCAGGTATTCGGAGTTTATAATGCTTGGAAACAACGCTTTTATTAATCACAGGCAAGTTAGTATATAAAAATAAAAAAGTTTGAAAATAAACTAAATATCGCCCTTTTTGTAGTATAATATTAATATATAAGTATGACAAAAGGGGTGGTATGATGTTTATTAAAAAAGCCGTGTTAAAGAATGAAAAAACGGTATATATGAGTGAATTATCCAGTGATGAAATTACATATAAGGAAGAAGGTACTTGCTTTTTATTATTTGAACTTGAAGGAGAAACGAAGCAGTATTTCGCTACTATGAATAAAAATGTTAATAGCTGGAACGTGTTTGATATCGCACAATTGCAACAAAACGGTTTTACCAGCTGCTCGCATAAATTTACGCCAAAAGCTATGAGGAACTTAACCTTTCAACTTCGCGCATTTATACCGGCAGCCTAACAAATTTTGCGACCTACACCAATAGGTCGTAATTTTTTTTTGCACGTTTGTCCAACTTTACCGTTAAATGTTGTGAAAAGGTGCTACAACACCTAAATCAAGTAATCTAGTAAGGGGAGAAAACAGGGTGAAAAATATTCATCGCGTACTAAAGTCGGCTGATAAACCATATGTCACCGTAAACAAAGAATTTATCAAAAATAATCAATTGTCTTGGAAGGCAAAAGGTATTTTACTCTACCTACTATCAAAACCTGATGACTGGCAAACCTACATCGAAGATATTATCAACCATTCAACTGACGGCAAAGTATCGGTAGCAACGGGGCTTGTTGAGTTAAAGCGCCTCGGTTATATCAAAAAGGTTGCTGTCCGCAACGAAAAAGGTCAGGTAACCCAGTGGCTTACTAAAGTGTATGAACATCCGGATCTTAATGAAGGGGTGCAATAAATGTATATTTGTCCACGTTGTGATAAATCAGAAGTCGAAAGTAATATGAGCATTTGTGAACATTGCAAATCTGAATTAAAAGGTGATAAAAATGGCAAAACAAAAACTACCGCCCGCTAAAAACTGGTTCGAGCGTGATTTAAAAGACTGGAATGTTCTTTCATTTACTGAATACTTGAAAGATATTCACCAAAAAACATATAAACTACCTTATGTTTCGCGTAATTGGAATATGGAACGCGGAATGATAAAACAAATGATAGAAGAACATGGAAACGAAATCGTAAAAGATTTTATTGATGAGGCATTTAAAACACACAAAACATCTACGCAATACCCAACCCTTAATTTTTGGTTTATATATTCTTATAAGCGAAATGAACTTTTACCAAAACTATTAAACAAACAAAAACAAGTAGTACAATCGCAGCAGCGCAAAGAAAATCAAGAGAAAAACAAGCTGTCTGTTGATGAAATGATTGATTTATTATAGGGGGGCAAATCGCAATGAGTTATGAAAACAAATGCATACTCGCACAACCAGTCGCAACAAAAGCAGGCATTAAGCCTATCTGCAAACTTGCAGGCAGTGATAAATGCAACAGTTTCTGCATTGATTATAATTTACTTCACGGTGAATCCGGTTTATCAGGGCGCATAGGTCAAGCCAATGTTCCGGAAGAATACCGGCTGAACACCGTTCAAACATCATCGGCACGCCAAAAGCAACCAAATGTATATCCCGTTATTGACAAGTATATTGAAAGCTTCCACAAAATGTTCGTTGATGACTTGCCGCGTGAACAACGTATCCGCTCGCTTTACCTTTACAGTGAAAATTCAGGTACAGGCAAAACCGAAACCGCCACCGCCATCCTTAATGAATATATTATGCGGCATTATATCGGTTCATTACAAAAAGGGCAAAAACCACTACAAAATGTCGGCTATTACCTTGACGTAAACGAATGGCAAAACCTATATTCCGGCTTTACCCGTCCAAACATACCGGCTGAAGTGGCAATGAAACACTCTAACCAGTTTTATGAGCAAATGGAAATCGCCAAACACACACAGTTTTTAGTGCTTGATGATTTAGCCGTCCGACAAACGGTAACTGACGCATTTCGCGGTGAGCTGCATTCAATCGTCAACCACCGTGTATCTAACGTAAAACCAACCGTTTACACATCCAATGTACCGCTTGATGAGCTGCCAAATATTTTCGGTGAACAAAGGCTCTATGATCGCGTACGTCATTACTGCATACAACTACAATTTGAAGGCGATAGCAATCGCGGAATCGGGGGCAAAAAATGAAACCACGCTATTCAATCGGTGACCACGTATATGTCACAAATCCTAAAACAGGTGAAGTCCTTTACCCTGATGAAGTTGTACAAGGCGTTTTTGAAATTGAATCCGGTGTTTATGGGTATGCACTGCTTGGTATTCACGACATTGTATTTCCTGAAAATACACTTGAATATTATGATGAAAACTTTGATATTTTCGATGAAATCGATGATGAAAACTATCTTCGTATGAGCGTTGAAATTGAGCAGCATTTTTCATTTGGTGACATTGTTAGTTTCGGTAATGAACCATACACCGTTGAATCTTACCAGTTTATTACAACCTTTTATAGTGATGAAACAAGCAAAACTGAAATCTATTACACTATTCATTCGTTACTTGAAGGAAAAACAAAAAATGTTCCACAAAACAGCCTAATACTACTTGCCATCGAAGAAGATGCTGATAAGTTCAAAAAGCAATATAAAGGCAAAAAAGTAGCCAAATCGGACAAGCAAAAAATAGATAATATGCTTGACGCGTACAACCAACTAATCCAACTGCACAACTTAACCGGTGATGAACACTATAAATCATCCGCAGCTGATATATTAAAAAAATTAAAACGCGGGCAAAAATCTACTAACCTTGATAAATACTTTATTTATCGTGACAGTGAAATTGAGGGGGAATAATCGTTGGCAAACTATGGTGAACTTCTTTTAAGTAAAGTCATCGACAATAATGATGTACTGGCATTAAAACGTTTCGGCGTTACCAGAAATGATTTTCATACCAAACAAGAGCGCCAAGCATTCGACTTCTTAATGGGTTACGCTGAAAGTAACCACAACCAAACACCATCTATTAATGTAGTATTAAATGAATGTGAATTTACCTACATTCCAAATACACAAGATAGTTATGAATACCTAACGCGTGAACTCAAAAGTCAATCGGCTAAAATTCAAATGGCACAGCTTCTTGAAAAAAAGGCTACTGAAATGTTTGATACCCACTCCGGTTTTGATTTCATTGACTGGCTGATTAGCGAAAGCGATAAAATCAAAAAAGGAACTGACGTTCGCACAAAAGTAGGTTCTAATATCAAACAGGACACGGAAACGTATCTTGCTGAATATAAACGCCGCAAAGCAGGTAAAAGTTTTAAAGTATGGCGCTCTCATTTCCCAAGCGTCAATGAAGTAGCAGGCGGTTATTCATCGGGTAATATGTTCGCACTTTATGGGCGCAGTGGGCGCGGTAAATCAGTCTTTGCGCTTGAAGAGGCAATCGAGGCAGCACAGCAAGGCGCACGTGTTCTATATTATGCGCTTGAAATGCCGCAATATGAAATTCAAACGCGTATTTTCTCATCCGTTTCAGCACGTCAAGGCATTATGCGCCTTAACATCGGGGCAAGTGAAATTGATGCAGGGTTTGAACAGCGTTCCCTTTTAACCGGTAAACTTGATGATGAATTTGAAGGCGCGTTCGAAGACTTCCTGAAAACTATCAATGAACACATTTCCGGTGAAATTACCATCCGTGCTATTGATGATGATGACTTAAACCGTATTGATGTGAATGAAATTGAACGTGACATTCTAACGCTTAACCCTGATTTCATCGTCATTGATCCTATCTACCTAATGGACTTTGAACGTAATGACTCTATGACAGCAGGGGGCAACGTGGCTGAAACAAGTAAAAGGCTTCGCCGTCTTTGCGGGCGCTATGGGGTAGTATTGCTTGTTATCACACAGGCAGAAGAAGATAAAAACCAAACAAAAGACCGTGAGCAAGGGGTTAAACGTGAACTAAAAATCCCAACACGTTCTGAAATGAAAAAGTCAAAGCAAATTTTAGAAGATAGCGCTGTCGTAATCGCACTTGATACGGGTGACGGGCGCGGTATCCTTGAAATACAAAAGGCGCGTGCCGGCGGTGAACAAACCATTGACGTACTATTCCTTCCAAGTTACGGTTTAGTGCGTGAGTTAAAGCCAAGCGAATCGCAAGCGGCAAATTATGAGGAGGTTTTTTGATGTTAAAACAACTCGAAAAAATATATAAGTCAAAACGGCTTGAAAATCTATTCGATGATGAAAAGAAAATATATGCCTACCTCATATGCCGTGATGATGAAGAGTTAAGTACGGTTCGAAGTTATTTGCAGCCAAACACATCCAGTTATAACCGGTACTGGTATCATCCGCATTTAGATATGTATGTATATCCGGCAGTTATTGGTCAGGTAGTGCGGGGTATTCGGTATGAAGGCAACCGTCCAAATTATATAATTCAAACAGCAAAAGCATTTAATCTATTAAAAGAACTACCAAAACCGGGTCAAATGATAGGACTTAGGTTATTCTCTTATGAAACATTGTTTAACGCGCACCAGTGGGTAACCTATGAACTAACACAAAGTCTGCCGACAACCGAATTTTATGTTGATTTTGAGCAATATCCGGTTATTGAGGTTTTTAGTGTATGAACAAATATAAAGAAGCTATAATGCAAGGTTTATATGAAGATATCATTTCCGGTGAAGGTGAATTTGAGCTACTGTGGGTATCGAAATTTGAAGATGGTTATTTTATTGAAGGGCTGTTCCACCGAAAAGAACAAGATTTTTCATCATCGTTTCGGGTAACAACCAATAAAGACCTTAAAATAAAAGTAAAACAAAATGAGCCGCTTGTCATATTAAAACTCTACGAGCAAATTGAAGCATATTTACAAACGCAGCGGCTAATTATCATAACGGGGGCATTTGAATGTATTTAAAAGGCAAAAAGGTTCTAGTCGACATCAAGCGTGAAATTGAACCCTATGAACACCAGTTCCGTAAAGCCCGTTGGTCTGATGATAAACTTATCAGCTGTTCACCACTTCGCTCTGATGACCACCCATCGTTTTTTGTACGCCTTGAACCTTTCGGTGATGTGCCGGAAGGAACTTGGTCTGATAGTGGCGGTGAAGGTGAATACAAATCCGGTAATTTTATTAAACTATTATCTTTTTTAAACGGGTTAACCTATGATGAAACCGAAAATTACCTCTATGAAACATACGGAAGTGAGTTTTATACCGGTGAAGTTAGATTAAAAATGCCTGTTTTTAACGTTGATAGTAATAAATTAACCATTGACCCAAAAATTATAGCAAACTATCAAAATCCATGTGATTACCTGCGCAACCGGGGTATAAGTGATGACGTGCAAACACTTTTTAAAACGGGCTATAATGAGTCTACTAATAGCGTTATCTTACCGTGGTATGACGCAAATAACATACTTCGTAATGTAAAATATCGCCGTACTGACGGCAAGTTATTCTATTATGAAAAAGGCGGCACGCCCATCCAACAACTGCTATACGGTATTGACTATATCTACGCAAACAACATTGATACAGCCGCTTTAGTCGAAAGCGAAATTGACGCGTTAACTCTACTAACCGCTGGTATGCCGGCAATTGCTCTAGGAGGTAGTAGCGTAAGTAATGACAAAGTGAATCTACTAATCAAAAGTCCTATCAAAAACTTAATCGTAATGACTGACAATGATAACGTAGGTTTAAACATTCGTAAACAAATCAACAAAAAGTTAAATACGTATCTATCAATATCACACGCATACGTTCCGCACCCGTATAAAGATGTAAATGAGGCGCGTGATCCCGAATTGCTACGCAATTGCGTGAATGGCGCTATTCCGGTACAGCGCAAACTATGGCGCGGGTAATCCACCCGCCCAAAATAAATTCGGAAAAAATATAAAATTTACCCAAAAATGTATTGTTTGCTCTATTTTTATACTATATAATATTAGTATAACAATCAAAACGGTACATAAAAACGGTGAAAAATATAAATTTTACGGAAAAATACTGCACGAAAACCCAGTTTGGTCGTTAAATAATATGAAAAAGGTGAAAATAATTGGACTCTAGTAAAATCAACAGTCTCGCAAACCAGTATGTAAAAAGTAATGATGAAAGCATTTTTAACAAAATACATCATGAGTATATGAAACATTGGAAATACCAGTTTAATATCATTGCACAAAGCGTCGCAAGTGATAAATGGGAAATTCAAGCATTGTACGAGGACAAACTACTTGAATGTTTACTTAAATTTAAAGGCGGCAATTTCGTAAACCTATTATCAATGTCGCTGAAAAACGCACGGGCTGATTTATATGAAAAAAACAAAAAGAGATATTCGCAAGAAGTTTATATTGATGAAAACGAAAGTGAACGCGAAAGCGGTGTCGATTTTGACACGTACATTATGAGTAATGTTAGCCTGCAAGCTGACGATTACAAACCGGTCGAAACACAAATATTTGAACCAAAAACATTCGTAGATGATAAGCTGCAACTTATCACCTACCTCGTAAATAAAACAAATGATAAAACTACCAAGCAAATAGTAGAATTATGGGTTAGTAAAAACAAGGGAACATATACCGAAATCGCCAATGAATTAAACATCGACAGAACAACAGTTATGCGAAAGTTAAAAAGGCTTGAAAAACATTATGATAGTAAAGTTTTCGGTGACAAAAAGCGTTATTTAAAATAATACCTTTATCGTTATTATATGCGCTTTTTAACTATTTCATACACTTATGTTAACAAAAATCAACACAAAAATCAAATTAGATAAAAATAAGGGGTTTTTAAAATGACTTTGGTAAAAGAAGTAATCGGTAAAAAAGTAATGGATATAAAACAAGTTCTACGCGGTGAAGTATATAAATGCCACTTAAAAGAAGGTATTGGGTCGGAACAAACAAAAGACCGCCCCGTTGTGATAATTCAAAATGATACCGGCAACTTATTTTCTCCTACAACGATTGTCGCGGTCATATCAACCAAACCAAAAAAGCGTGATTATCCTATGCACGTGAAAGTTGCTAAAGGTGCAGGCGGTTTGCTTGAAGATAGTGAAATATTTTTAGAGCAAATTGAAACTATTGATAAAACAAGACTGTATGAGTACATCGGAACATTTAATGAAAGTGATGAAATTATGCAAAAAATTAACGCAGCCATTCGTGTAAGTTTAGGTTTATAAAGAAAGGGGCTTATCGCCCTTTTCACTTACGCTAAAGGTATCCATTAGCGGGTTTCTTTCTCCTTTACCGCACCGTGCTGCAACACAAATGGGTACTTCTAGGGTACGTGAAACCCTAATAATCTTATGAGGTGATTATGTGAGTTATATTAAATCTCGCGGTGAACAAGCCGCAAATGACGCACTAAAAGACAAACAGGATTTCTCAAAGGCACTTGTGAAATTCAAATCAGGTACAACGTTAACGGTCCGCTTTTGCGGGGCAGAGGATTATGTCCGTTATGACGCCGTTAGCATTTTCGGTAAAATTACCACTACACCGGTTCTTGACGGTAACTTGTATGACAAAGCAACAAAAGTTCTTTATGATGACGCAAACGCTGAAACTGATGAAAAGAAATCAGAGGAAATTCGCCAGCTTGCCAGTCAATTACGTCCAAAGCAGCGATACCTGATCGCATTCATTGATTTATCAACCGGTCAACCGGCTGTCGTTGATGTGACGAAAAATCAAGCGAAAATCATTATTGAGGCAATTAAAAAATACGGCAAAAAATTATCTACCCTACCATTTGAACTTTCAAAAAACGGGCAAGGGCAATCTACTACACTATCTGTTTCACCGGTTGTTGACATTGATGATATGACAAAAGACGAAAGAAAGCATTGGAAAAACTCCGAAGAAGCAGTTATTGCTGATGAAATTTTTGACTTATTGTATGTGAAATCTGAGGCTGAACAAATTGAAGACCTACAAAAAATTGGCTTTGATTTATCACGTATTGGGTTAGCACCACAAACATCATCTGATAGTGACGAGTACGATTTTTAATTTCGTACTCCTCGCTTTCAAAAATACACTAGGGGGCAATTCTATAATGGCAACTGAAACAGAGAAAATTGGTCGTACAAGTGAATTAGTCGCACAAGCAAAACTAATGCGCGCAGGGTTTACCGTCTATGAACCGCAAACAACGGAACACCACGATATATTAATCGAAAAAGATGGTATTTTTCAAAGGGCGCAAATTAAAACCGTACACGTACGTTCTGACCGTGATAATGCACTTGTCGTATTCAGCAAAAAAAGTGACGGCAGCGCTTACACATTCGATGAGGCGCAGTTGATTATCGCCGTATTAAATGACAAACACGTGTTCGCAATTGAAAATAAAGAACAAAAAGAATACTGGTCGAAAGATTTAACGCGTGCCAAAAAGAAATGGCAATATCTGAAATAGGGGTGTACGTATGCAGGGCAAACCATCTTTATCATTAAACTTAAACGCCAATAAAAATAAACAAGCAGCCATTAATCGCATACAAAAAGCACAAGACGATATTAAAGCCGGCTCTGAAACAATGAAAGAGGCGTGGAAACGTATATTTGCTATGAATAACTCGTCTATTGAAACACAGCGAATTCTTGAAGTAAAAGAGGCAATGGATAGTGACGTTATCGGGCGTTCACCTGATAAGGTAGGCAAAAAGTTTTCAAAGGCTGAAGTCTTATCCATTTGGCGTGAACTTGAATACCGTAAGCGTGATACCGTTCTAAAAGATATGGTTGATAACACGCCGGCAAATTACGTATTAATCGATACACTCGAAAAACTTGAAACGTTAATTGTTGAGCTAAACAATGAAACTATTATAGCAGTCGATACGGAAACAACCGGGCTTGATTATTTCGAGGACAACACGGTTGGTATGAGCTTTACGCTTCCAAGCATTGACAAGCACGTATATATTCCGTATGGTCACGACGCAGCAACGCCGCTCACGCTTTCACCGGGATTATCTGATCTTGCAAGGGTGTTTATTTTACGTAAACTAAAACCGGTTCTTGAAAACCCGGCTATTAAAAAGGTATTACACAACGCCCGCTTTGATATTCATATGCTCTATTATGATAAAGATGTTTCGATAAAACTTCAAGGGCTTGTCCATGACACACAAATTGCTATGCACATCTTAAACGAAAATGAAAACAGTTATCGTTTAAAAGATTTAGCAACGAAGTATCTAAAAGAACCAAGTGATACGTTTGACACCTTGTTTGGTAAAAACACCATTTTCTCCACCGTCCCACTTGATATTGCTTTAGTGTATGCGGCAAAAGATACGCATTTAACATGGAAACTCTATCAATTTCAATTAAAACATCTTAAAGGTCAACCACGCCTTTTAAATGTATATGAAAAGGTTGAAAACCCTTTAATTGAAGTGGTTGTTGAAATGGAAAAAGCAGGGTTCGTTATTGATACGGAATATGCGGTGAAACTTGGCAAAGAGCTCGAAGTGAAAATTGAAACGCATAAAAACAACATAGAATCTACTTTGCCCGGTATTAATCTAAACTCACCAACGCAGTTAAAGCCAGCACTTGAATCTCTTGCCGGTCATAAAATTGAGTCTACTGATAAAAAGGCGTTAAAGTTGCTCAAAAATAAAATACCGGTTGTATCTGAAATTCTTGATTATAAAGAATCGATGAAACTTTACGGCACATACGTTGATACACTTCCAAAGCAAATTAAACCTGATGGGCGTGTCCACGGTTCATTTAACCAAGTAGGCGCAAAAACCGGTAGGTTCTCATCAAACAATCCAAACCTGCAAAACCAACCGAAATATGCACGAAAGTTATTTATCGCCCCTGAAAATATGGTTCTTTTAAGCGGAGACTTCTCCCAACAGGAACCACGTCTGCTAGCACATTTTTCAGGTGAACAAAGTCTAATTGACAGTTATATTAACGGTGAGGATTTGTATAGTAAATCAGCAAGTGAAGTATTCAACAAGCCAATTAGTGAATGTTTAGACGGTTCTATTTACCGTAAAATGATGAAAATGGGTATCCTTGCGGTAATGTACGGTACAAGCCCGCAAACACTATCTGAACAGCTGAACATATCAAAAAATGAGGCTGAAAACTTCATTGAGCAGTTCTATAAAAAGTATGCTCGTGTCAAAGCGTTTATTGACGGTAACGTTGATTTCGCAAAAAAATACGGCTATGTTGAAATGCTCGGCGGGCGCAAACGCAGGTTACCGGATATCCAATCAAGTGATAAATGGGAACGGCTCCGTGCTGAACGTCAATGTACAAACGCTATTATTCAAGGAAGTGCGGCAATCCAAACAAAACTTACTATGATAGCGCTCAACAATCTGTGTAAAGAAAAAGGTTGGCAAATGGCGCTGTCCGTACATGATGAAGTCGGGGTTTATGCTAACCGTGATTTAACAATCGATGATGTACGCGCGTTTGAACGTGTTTTTCTTGAAACAGTGAAACTAAAAGTTCCAAATAAAACTGATATTGAACTGTCACTTCGCTGGGGTGAAGGGAAATCAATTAAGGAGTGGTTTAATCTTGATTAATGATAAATTTACAAGAGTTGTTATAGCTATTTGTGCGGTGTTTGCTATTTTTGATATAGTGTCAACCATCGCAACCGGTCATATGAAATATTTTTACAACGGTATAACAGAGATTGCAGTCGGTGCTGTCATTTATTTCATACAGCGCAACATTGAAAAGAAAGATAAAAAGTATATTCAAACTATCGTCAATAACAGTATTACGCAAGAACACATCAATGAAATCTTGCAAAACTCAAAGGTTACTATTAAACAAGTATATGACAAATGCACAATCGTAAGTGTTCAACTCCCTAACGGGTTTGTGCTTACTGAAAGTTCTGCTTGCGTTGATCCAAAAAACTATGATGAAAAAATAGGCGCGCAAATCTGCTTAAAGCGTATTGAAAATAAGCTGTGGGAACTTGAAGGGTATCAATTGCAAACTGAAATCTATGAAAATAACTAATGAGGTGCTAAATATGATTCCTAAAAAAGTAAATGTTGCCGGCGTTCATTACAGTGTAAAAGAAAAGACTTTTATTGAAATCGCTCATAATAAAAACTATTTAGGATTGTGCTCTTACAATGACACTGAAATTCAAGTGCTTGATAGTTTATCTAATGAGCGTAAAAAGGAAGTATTTGTGCACGAATTAACACATGCCATCTTCAATGAGGCTGAATTTGATGAACAAGACGAAGAAGTAATTAGCCGGGTTGGTCGCGTTTTATATCAAGTTTTAAAAGATAATGATTTCGGTTTCTTAAAAGATAAGGTAAGCGAAGGCATAGCATTCCAACATCATAACTTTACACTAAAGAATGAGGAAAATTAAATGAAATATGAAGGTACAGTCGTAAAAGTAGTTGACGGTGATACCGTACACATTGAAATAAGTCATCAATTCTTTGACGTGACCTTAACCAAAAATGTTGACGTTAGGCTCGTAGGTATTGACGCTCCTGAAACAAAAGGAAAAGAAAAGCCGCTTGGTCTTAAAGCAAAAGCGTACCTAACGCAACTGATTGAAAACAAAAAAGTATCGGTTGAAATTGAGGGCACTGATGTCTATGACCGGTATCTTGGTACAGTATTTCTTGATGAAGTAAATGTTAATCAAAAACTAATCGATGAAAAATTAGTTGAAGTCTATACCCCACAAAATCACAATAACGGTGTCCTTGACATCTAATAGGAGGAAATTTTCATGCCAAAATTTAATCGAACAGCCGTAACTATTGAAGCAATTGAACTACAATATCCAATGACTATGACAACCCCAAATGGTGTCGTAAAAGCTGATAAAGGTGATTACCTTGTATCAGGTAATAAAGACCAATTCTTTATGAAAAAAGCATTATTTGAAATGAGTTATCAAGTATCTGCTGAACCTGATACTATCGCACCAACTGAAATTACTAATCTAACACTTAGCGCAGTAACCGACACAACCGCAACATTCGCATTTACTACACCACCTGACGCTGACTTTAAACTCGTTAATATCTATCAAAATGGCGTTCTATTAACACCGTTTGATTTAACCGGTGATGTGACGTACACCACAGCGCCTACTCTAACTGCTTCTACAGCGTACACATTCCTATTTACAACGGTTGATAACGCAGGCAATGAATCTACCGGTATTACTCTTAACGTCACAACGGCTGCGGCGGCTATCTAATGAGTTTTGCAGCCGAGCTGCTTGACTTACTTGACACATATCACGTGCAAGCTGAAGTATGGGATGACGAACTTGAAATCGAAATAATGAAACAAAAAATTGAAATACTTGAAAATCCGGTTAATAAGTTTCCGCCGAAGGACTATCCTTATTTTAGTCCTTCATCGGCAAACAGTTGCCCCCGTGAACTCTATATGAAAGTAAAAGGCGCAAGGCGTGATGTATCAGCAAAGCAGCCGCACCAGCACAGGTGGCAGCAAATGGGTACTCGATACGGTGACTTTATTCAATCTGACTTGCTTGCTATTGAAAAGCATTTCAAAAAAATAACCGGTAAAAAGCCGGCATTCGTGCCAGCGCGCACCAATCGTGATTACCCTTTTTGGGAGGCTTTCGCAAAAGAGGCGAAGCTGGTTGAGTATAACGGGCATAAGTTTTATCTATTCGGTACGCTTGACGGTAAACTTGAGCATAAAACGGGCGCTGAAGTCGGGCTTGAAATAAAGTCTAAGCAAACAACCGCTGCACAAACCGGTGATTACTCAATGAAAGGTCCGAAAGAAGACCATATTAAACAAGTAACTTGCTACTCTATTATGTATGGCATTGATGATTATATCATTATGTATGGTAATCTTTCAAAAAAGGCTTGGGTAATGAGTGAGGAAGAATATCAAAAGTATCCTGATTTGCGGGCATTTGATGTGAAAGTAACTGATGTTGATCGCCAAAATGTACTTGAATATTTTAGCTTTATCCTTGACTGCGTGAATAATAACACGCCGCCAGCACTTGATTTATCCAAGTTCAACTTTAATAACTATAAAACAGCTTGCGCGCTTGATTTATCTGATGATGAATACGAGGCATTAAAACGCCAAGTGAAAAACGTTCTAAAAGGTAATCTACCTGATTACTTGAAAAATAGCTATTTTGAAAACTTCCAATTTATAAAAGAGGTGAGGGCAAAGTGAATAATATCATCGGCGCACTTGTATATCTAACCGTTGCCTTTATCGTTTGGTTTGTACTTGCCCCGTTTGCTATTACCGGTATCTACTATATATTCGGTCAAAGCATTTCGTACTATCACGCTTGCTTTTACACGCTTGTCGCAATGATAGCGGTTAACACGCTAAATCTTTTAATGAGCAGTGATGAGTAATGCGTATACTATCACTTGATATCAGTCTAACAAGCCCGGGTTTTGCCGTTATTGAACTATTTGACGGCAACCCGCGCTTAATTGACGTCATCCACATAAAAACTGATGATAGTTTATCGCGTGGTGAACGCTTGCAACATATTGAATTCGCACTTACGCGGTTTCTCAATAAGCATAAACCATTTGATGTTATCGTGCGTGAAGATTTTAGTAGTAAATTCGCCTTTACGCAAAAAGCAATCTATACTGCTTGGGGCGTATGTGAAACCGTGTTATCGCGTTATGGTTATACGTTTTTAAATGAAATCAATCCAAAAACAATGAAACTTGTTATCGGCGGTAGTGGCAGCGCTGAAAAAATTGATGTTGAAACCGGCGTTCGTAAACTTTTAAATTTAAAAGAAAAATTTATATTTAAAAAAGACGATGAATCTGACGCGTGCGGCATTGCCCTTGCTTATCTTATTGCTGAAAATAAAATACCCCCACTTCACCCACCAAAAGAAAAGAAAAAAACTGCACGAAAAAAGAATTAAGTCGTTAAATAACTTACGTAAGGGGGCATTTGCCCTCTATTTTTACCTACAAGGAGTGTATTTAAGTTGGCAAACATTGAAATTAATACAGAAAAATATAAAGATTTTCCAAAGCATATGAATGAACTCGGTAAATTTGTTTATTACCGCACCTACTCCCGTTTTATACCTGAATTAAAACGCCGTGAAACGTGGAAGGAAACGGCAAAACGCGCCGCAACTTATAACGTCAATCTAGCACGTAAACATTACGAAAAGCTCGGTTATGTCGTACCTGAAAATGAGCTACAAGAGGAACTTCAACTATTGTTCGATAATATGTTCAATTTAAAGCAAAGTTTATCCGGTCGTACGCTTTGGGTTGGTGGTGCTGAAACAGGTGTCGCTGAAACTCACCCTCTAGCAAACTTTAACTGTGCATTTATGAATATGGAAAACTGGCTTGATTTCTATGACTTAACACTTCTTTTAATGCTTGGTACAGGTATCGGCGTAAAAGCAACGTTTAAAGAGGTTGCTAAACTTGCTCCAATACGTAATAAATTTACGCTTGTAAATCTACCGTATGAGCCGCTGCCAAAAGAAGAACGTGAAGAAAATAGCACTTTCACTGTTGAAGGCAATACGGTTACTATTGAAGTTGGGGATAGTAAAGAAGGCTGGTCTGAGGCGGTACGTCTATTTTTCAAAATTCTAACTGACCCAGCACACGCCACCCATCAAACAATCCGGTTTAATTACAATTCAGTGCGTCCTAAAGGTGAACGATTAATCAAGTTTGGCGGTACAGCATCCGGTCCTGAAGTGTTATTTGAACTGTTTGAAGGCATTGAAAAAGTATTAAAAGGAACAATGGATCCGGCAATTGCGCCGTGGGAAGTTGTTGATAAAACGCACGGTTTCGTAAAAGTACGTCCGGTTGCAATATTAGATATTGCCAATTTAATCGGCAGCGTTATTGTGGTTGGTGGCGTTCGAAGAACAGCTGAAATATTCCTACTTGATGAAAATGACTTTGAAAGTATGTTCGCAAAATACGGCATTAACGGTATTTGGAATGAAGAAGGGCACAAAGAGGTAATTCAAAAACTTATGCTGCTTGGAAAGCATGAACTTGCAAACTGGGTATCTAGTTTAAACGTATTTGACGCAAACGCTCGCCCACTACACCACCGCCGTATGAGTAATAACTCTATCGCGCTTGAAAATAAGCCAAGCCGTGCTATGCTAAACCTAATCTTTACTATGATGAAAGAAACCGGTGAACCGGGCTTTATCAATATGGAAGAAGGTCGCAAACGCCGCCCTAATTTTGAAGGTATGAATCCTTGTGCTGAAATTTTGCTTGATAGTAAAAACTGTTGTAATTTAACAACGGTAAATCTAGTAGCGTTTGTGAAAAACGGTCGATTACAACGTAAAGCACTTGAAAAAGCGCAACGGTTATCGGCTCGTGCCGGTTTACGTATGACACTCGTTGACCTTGAACTTTCTGAATGGGATAGAATTCAAAAGCGTGATAGGTTACTAGGCACATCGCTAACAGGCGTGAAAGACGCAATCGCACTACTTGGTTATACGAAAGAACAAGAAGATAAATTGCTTGCTTGGCTCGGTGATATAGCACGTGATGAGGCAAACAAATACGCACAAACATTACGCGTTCCGTCACCATTGTTAGTTACTACAATTAAGCCAGAAGGAACAATTAGTCAGCTATTCGGTGGCGTAAGCTCCGGTCTGCACTATTCACACAGCCCTTACTATATACGCCGCATACGTATCAACGCCCATGATCCGCTTGCAAAAGTGGCAATGAGTTTAGGTTGGCAGGTTAATCCGGAAGTTGGTCAAGACTGGCTGAATGCCCGTACACTTGTTATTGATTTCCCTGTTTATTCAGGCGCTAACAAAACAAAAGACGATGTCTACGTTGATGAGCAATTTGACACTTATTTTGCTTTCCAAAAACATTACACTGAACATAACTCTAGTAATACTATTCACGTACGTCCTAATGAGTGGGCGGTTGCTGAAAATATTATTTGGGACAAGTGGAATGAATTTATGGCGGTATCGTTCCTATCATATGACGGGGGCACATATGAACTTGCGCCTTATGAGGCAATCTCAAAAGAAAAATATGATGAATTGAAATCAAGCATGAAAATATTTGACCCATCGCTATTACAGCGTTTTGAAACCGGTGATGATTTTGACCTCGGTGATGAAGGTTGTATCGACGGCGCTTGCGGTGTGCGTTAATCACACGAAAATAAATTGCACGTTTTCCCTCTTCTATCGTTAAATGTGATAGAAGGGGGTTAGCGTATGAAGGACTTAAAAGTTTCATTCGCAGGTAACTATCACAATAAATCTATTAAACATTTAAAAAAAGTAAAAGCAAACCTTGAAAAATCAAACATTATGATAAAATCGGCACAAGCTGAAAATGTTGAACAAATGGACAGGCTCCAAACTAATATCACTTATCTAAATGTTTTAAATGAGCTAAATGATGTTATCCTTGATGAAATAAACAAAATACTGGGGGAACTTGAAAAATGAGTAATGAAAATGCTTGGGGCAAGCTCACCAAATCGCAGCGCAAAAAGGCTAATTATAAGCACTTTATGCAGCACGCAGAAGGTAAACATACCGGCAAATTCGGGCGTAAATTAGTTCGTAATGCTATCAAAAAGCGTTTATGGAATGACCGTAATACAAAAAACTAAAATATGATAAGGGGTTAATCAAATGGGTCTACCTAAAAACAACCTATTCTTCGGCTTCGCACACAAACTAACTAATGAACAACGCTTCTATGTTGATAGCATATTTGATAAAAATATTGTATTCGCTTCCGCACGTAGCGGTTCCGGTAAAACAACACTTGCCGTTGCTGCCGCTAAATTACTTGGTAAAGACCTTGCGTATATCTTTTCTCCAGTAGAAGAAAAAACTTTGGGCTTCCGACCGGGTTCTACTAAAGAAAAAGAATCTGACTATATTATACCTCTAAAAGACGCGCTGATGGAAATCAATGAAGACCCATTAAAATCTATTTACAATGAAGATGCTGATCCGGCACTTTTGAAAAAGAATGAATTTTGGGTATTTCCAATGAGCCATACGTTCGCACGCGGTACAAACTTAAAAAATAAAACGGTGATAATCGATGAGGCACAAAACTTTACACGTGGTGAGTTGAAGAAAATTTTGACTCGAATCCATGATGACTGCCACGTAATTGTTATCGGTGACCCCCACCAGTGTGATTTGAAAGACCCAAGTAAATCCGGGTTCTTACCATACCTTGAACATTTTAAAAATGAACCGTATGTCGCAACGTGTGAACTGACTGTCAATTTCCGTGGTAAAATATCAGCGCACGCAGAACTTTTGCACTGGTGATTTTATGAATATGTACAACCTTGAAATATTATTCACAGCTTATAAAAAAGAGGAAACATTTAAAACTATGAGGTTACTATTCTTAACCACTGATATGAATAAAATGTTCAATCGCTTTGATGAATTTTGCTGGTTTGCGGCAATATCGGGTATTGAAAATGCTGATATTGATGAACTAAAAGATAGGTTAGTAAATATTGAAATAATAGAAAACTTGTATCGTATTTCTAATGCACCTATTTATGAAAGTTTACTACAAGATATTGAAGATTTTAAAGCAGCAATTAAAATGCATGGCATAAATTGGGAGGACTAATTGATGAAGTTAGGTATTAAAAAATTAAGTGAAAACGCAACTATTCCAAAGTATCAAACATCCGGTGCTGCCGGCTTTGATTTAACATCAGTCGAAAACAAAGTAATTCCTGCGGGCGGTTACGGTTTAGTATCAACCGGTTTAGCTTTTGAAATTCCGGAAGGTTATGAAGTGCAAATACGCTCACGTTCCGGTTTAGCCTTAAAGCACGGCATACAAGCGCACTTTGGCACAATTGACTCGGATTACACTGGCAATGTCGGCGTAATTTTGTACAACCATTCAAGTCTACCGTTTAAAGTAGCTGTTGGTGACCGTATCGCACAAGCTATTGTCGCACCGGTAGTACAAGCCCAAATCGTTGAAGTTGATACGTTAAAAGAAACTGAACGTGGTTCTGGCGGCTTTGGTAGTACCGGTATAAAGGGGTGATTCCTAATGGGCACTATGCGCAATCTATTTCGCCTAAAAGGTGAAACAGCAATATTACTCGTTGACAGGCGCAGCGGTGAACAGGTTGAGGTTATTATTGACCGTTCTGACTTACAGCGCCTTGTTGACCTCGGCAAAACATGGGGCGTTACTAAAAACGGTTATCGTGATGAGTATTTTGTTCAAACAACCTTCGGGAAGGACAAACTAAAATTGCACCGTTTCTTGATGAAAGCAAATGATGATGAACTGGTTATCCATATAAACGGTAACACCTATGACAACCGCAAAAGCAATCTGCGTGTGATTGCCAAAAGCGAAAGCTCACGGTTTCGTAAAAGCGTTAATAAAAATTCATCAACCGGTATTCGCGGGGTATCGCTTGATCCACGTACAGGGCGCTTTAAAGCGTATATCACCGTAAACCGCAAGCAAATCCACATTGGCGTATATGACAAATTAACTGACGCAAAAAGGGCAGTAATTGAAGCTCGCAAAAAATACTACGGGGGCGCAAGTGATGACGTTTGAAGATATTGAAATCGGTGAAGTTGAATTTAGTGATATGTTTAACCATGACTTACTATTCGTTGATGTGTTTATTGAAGGCTACGCCTTTTGCATCGGGTATATAAAGAAAGAAGACGAATGGGTTTATGATGATGTCTGGAACTTGCTTGAAAGTGATGAGCAAAATTCAGTTGAAAACTATCCGGGCAGCATGCTAACACTTGCTGAAAGTCTTATGAACCACCCAAGTTTACGTATTTACTTTCTCATTCATTAGGGGGGCGTTAATTTGAAACACATTATATGCTTGATTTTTTCTGTCTTAATGACGGCATTAACAGCAGTATTCTATAACCTTGATTATATACTATATGCTGAAAAGTATAAAACAATGACAATCGGGCAGTTCTTCATCACTTTAGGAATGTTTGCAGGTTTCTATTTAATTGCAAGGTTAAGTATTTATATAGAAGAGAAAACAATAAAATGATGAAACAATGCCGGCACATTCTAACAACCTTTTATCTAAAACTTGACGGTGATAAATACCCAACCGAAATGGTTCGTTGTATGACTTGCGGCAGTATCTACACATTAAATGAAACACTAACCAAAAAGCATAAGGAGATAGCCAAATGGAAACCTCGTTAAAAGTAAAACTATTATCACACAGCAAGTTAAGCGTTGAATTTTTACAATCTATTAAAGATATGATTGGTGAAAATGATAACGGCAAGGCGGTTAGCTTATCGGCTATCCGTACTTGCTACTCACCAAATAAACCAAGTGAAATCATCCCAAACGAAGGGCACAAATACTTCGGTAATACCGCATCTGACGGCAAGGGCGGCAGTGAGGCTGACAGGCTAATCCGTATGATCGTCAATAGTGGTCATACCTCTACGCTTGAACACGTCACGTTTACGTTTTCCGTTGAAGGTATCTCACGGGCTTGTTTAGCGCAGTTAACCCGCCATCGCTTCTTCAGCTTTAGCGTACAGTCGCAAAGGTACGTGCGTCTAGGTAGTGGTGACCGTTCCGGCGGGTTTGATTATATTATGCCCGAAAGTATCGAAAATAATACGCAGGCAAAATCTACTTTTAACCTATTTATGCAAACCGCCCAAGCAGCCTATGACGCGCTCCGTCTAGCCGGTATTCCAGCAGAAGATGCCCGCAGTGTACTTCCAAATGCAGCCGCTACTAACTTAACGCTTACTACTAATCTACGTGCGTTACTTGACTTTTATTCCAAACGCAAAAAAGGTAACGGTGCACAAGCTGAAATCGCGGCTTTAGCAGAAAACCTAAAAGCACAAGTCGTTGCGGTTGAGCAATGGACAAAGCCATTCTTTGATGGTGAATAACGGTGCAAATCGTACTAAGTGAACACGCAAAAATGCGGTGTGAGCAGCAATCGATAAGCGAAGGGCTTGTCAAAGCTATCGTCAAAACATTGCCTCCAGCAAAAGGTTCGTTCAAATGGCGTACAAATGGCATTGAAATCGTCTATACGCAACGGGCTAATAAACGCGTGATAATATCCGTAATAGGTAGTGAAAAATTACTTCGCAGCCTGCTCCGGCGGCAGCGTAAAATAATGAGGTGTTTGAGTTGAGTTACCTTGTCCAAAAAGCAAAGTATTATATTGAAACAAACCACAGCATCGCACTAACGCCTGAAAGTATCCAAGCTATTGAATACGTTGAAAAGAAAACGCGTGATTTAATCTATGAAGCTACTGATTATGAAAAAGTAAAATACTTTAATGAACTTCGACTTTGGGCTGTTCGTAATGGTGATGATGAAATGTTGCACCTAATCGAAGTATTAAAACAAGGGGGAAGTATTCGATGAAAACGCAGGACGAACGCATTGATGAAATATGCCAAAATCTAGCTAACTTATTAAAACGCAAAAACGCGGACTATGATGATTCGTTTACAAAGCAATTTGAAAAATACGGCGTATTAAGTTCAATGATACGAATTGAAGATAAATTTAATCGTTTGAACAATCTAGTAGTAAAAGGTAACGGCACAAAATTAACCAATGAATCTATTGATGACACACTATTAGATTTAAGCGGTTATTGTATTCTAACTTTAATAGAACGAGATAAGGAAAAAGAAAAACAACTATAAAAAAGAAAGGACATACAAAAATGAAACCTATTGAAACATACCTTAATCGGATTACCGAAGGGTATTATCGAGTGGTTGACGGTCAATTGTATCGAAACGGTAAAAAGTTAGGTACAATCGGTAAGAACGGCTATATTGAATATCGTTCTTCTAACAAAAGGGTATACGCCCACCGTCTAATGTATGCCTATTATAACGGGCTTGACAATCTTGATAGTAAACTCTCAATCAATCATATTGACGGTAATAAATTAAACAACAAAAAAGAAAATCTTGAACAGATTTCTTTAAGTGAAAACTCAAAGCACCAATGGAAAATCGGCTTGGCTAAAAAAGGTTCTGAATGTACCTATTCAACCCTTAATGAAAAACAAGTAAACGAAATTCGTAAATTGTTACTTGAAGGTTATTCACAGTATATTGTTGCTGAATTCTACAATGTGAGCCGCAGCACTATTCTAAACATTAATAACGGCTCTAATTGGAAACACGTTGCGTATGAAGAAATTGAAATTCAAAATTATCCTAAAACCAAATCAAGGAAGCGAACGTTATCGGGTTCATAAATAAGTATTTTGTGGCGTTGTTACTATTAACTTACGCAGCGTGCTTCGCCACTATGCTTTATAGCCCGTTTAACGTACAGAACAAGCCGATAGTACCCGTTAAAAAGCAAAGTAGCAGTATTATTATTCAAGTAAAACTAATTAAGCAAAAACAGCCTATTTTTATCTACAAACCTATCAAGGTTAAACCTAAACCG